TTACCGTCTTCATCCATTTCAGATAACACAATCTCCTTATTACTAAGGTGAGATGGTCTAGCGCCACATGCTACTTCATCTGATGTCTTAAAACTTATAATATTCTTTTTACCTTTGCGGTAAAGATAGCCAATAGAGTCAGAGTTTGACGCAGTAATACGTTTTAATTTACCTGTCAAATCTAAATCTAATGCACTAAATTCAGACCCATTCTTGTCAAGAATAGTATCTTTTACGTGACCTACTAATATAGTTCTCGGTGCCCAAGTCTGTATGAAACTGACAACTTTAGTAAATGCTTCTCTTAAGTATGGATAACCTGCACCATTAGGAAGATTAAGTAATCCACCGTATTTAGGTTTACCATCTATAAGCCAGTTCTTACCCATAGGAGTCTTCATATATAACTCTTCAGCATAAGGTACACACATTTCTTCTAATGCAGTAATGGTGTCAATGGCAACATAATCATACTTATGTTCTGATTCTTTTATTGCCTTACCTATTTGCTTTATCTCATCAATACTATTAGCCTCAACCTTCATTGCATCTAGATACTTAGAACCTTTCTCAAGATCTAGTATCAAGCAATTATCTAGTTGTGCTAACAAACTTGTCTTACCAGTTTTTGGTTTAGCAAAGATGATTAAGTTTTTAGGACTAGAACTTTCCGCGGGAACTTTCTTAGTAGGTAGTATAATCTCCATGTTATTTTATTAAATTGTTTAACCAGGTTTTGTTGCTTACGGGAGTTCTGTGTAAAATTGCTATTAAGTCACGGATAGTTAGGTCAGTTATAGGACCATCCTCATTAGTAACCATCATATCATCAATGCTTAGTTGATGTGATATCTTCTGAGTTACAGGAGAATTTACCTTAACTAATTCACTAACAGGAACTAAATACCTTGCAGGGGCTGCATCAATGTACTCATATTCTTCTTCCCAATGTGGGTTGAATCTCCATTTCCATAATGTCCTAGTCTCATCTTCTGAGTCACATTTAGCACTGACAAACTCAGTATAAATATCCTCACATTTTCTAAATTCACTAGGAAAAAATGCCATATAATACTCATCTTTATCAGATGGTCTATATGCTAACTTAGGATGGAATATGGCATCTGATACATTTAGTGCATCAAATACTGGTTGATGTTTTTCCCTTAAGGCCGCAACCTTCATTTTCTTTTCTTCTCCAATGGCATAATCTTTTTTAATGCTCATACTTTTTTAAATTTTTGTTCTTTTTTCTTGCTGAGGAGGAGTAGACATTTCTGCTATGCGCATCCTTTCAAACTGTGCTTTGAAAAAACTCATACGGTTGTCACCATTACGGCATTTTAAGAAATGCAACACCAGCACCTTGTCGTCCTCTATTATAAATCTGTCAGGACCATAGAATCTTATCTTTTGTTTTGCTGGTCGGTTGATACCAATAAGAGTATCAGCATGCTGAAGTAATGCATCTGAACCAAATATATCTGATTCAAGAACATAGTTTCCATACTTACCATCCTCGTTTCTTTCTGGGTTATCAATACCCCGGTTTAACTGGGTAAGGATAATGAATGCTATAGGAAACTTACGTTTAAGTTCTGTAATAGCCTCACCCAGATTATACAAGGTATCAAACTTGTCTTTTTCAAATGAAGACTTCTTTAACAGAAGAGAGTGATCCAGGGTAACTATAGTATTAGTAAATGCTACTGACCCATCTTCATTTTTTACTGCATGTGTGTTCATATAATCTATGACCACCTCTTTGAATTCCCCTACAGTTAGGGGTTCTTCAACAATATCTATTGCATATTTTACACGTTCCCGTGCATGCGCAAGACATATGTTAAAGTCTTCCGGAGTTAACTGACCATCAGCACTACATAAATACTTGTATGATTTGCCAAGTACACTAGAGTATTCACGTATAGCAGATGTTCTTGCTAACATCTCAAACTGGAATTCTAATACCCTAAATTTTTCATTAGGGTTTAGGTTAAACGCCTCTCTAACTATTTGGTCTTTAATTAGAGTTTTACCACTACCAGGTCGGCCGCCTATGACGGTCATGGAGTGCCATTCCAGACCATCAGTTGTAGCATCATTAAACTTGTTCCATGGAGTTTTTATACTCCTAATTTCCCCACGCATTCTACCTTGTAGGTACTTTAAGGAGTCAGAAAACCCCTGTCTTTGATCTTTCCAAAGATGCTGTTTATTCATTAATGTTAGGGAGATAGTTGGTTCTAGCTATGGCAAATTTATAAAAACTAAAGCTTAAAAGCAAGAGAATTTCTATAAATAAATACCGTAGAAAAGATACCTCTACAATTAAATTATTAATTACTAACCAGCAAAATATAGATAAGACACACGACAATAATAATCGTTTTATATATGTCATCATACTACTGTTTCTGAAAAATGAGGGGATATATTATCTAAACCATTGATAATCATGTCACAATAGTTTGCTAACTCAGAATCCCACGTTTTGTCTGAGTTTTGTTTACGTATAAAGTACTGAGAGTTACGCATGTACAAGTAATTCTTGCTTTCATATTCATCTACATATGCACCAGTTGCCTGTAAAACTATAGACCATTCATAGTCATAGTTCTTAAAGAACCAATTAAATGCTTCTGTTATTACCTTCTTATTAATCCTAGCATGTTTACCTGACGGTAGTTTAATCTTAGGAAAAAGATTTAGATATTGGTCAACATCAAATGATTTAATGACCACTTTACCTGGTATAACCTGAGTATCTATTAGACTTAGTAACTCGTTACCTTTATCAGTAATACTAAATGAACTGTCTATTAGTTCTGCTGTAATAAGTTGACGTTTCTCAAGCATGTTATTAATATGCTTAGGTGCTCTCTTATGTTTAATAGACCATAATAAGTAATACTGATTAGGTGTTAACCCGTTGTCTTCTATGTACTGAAAAAGTTGTAGCATGTCCATATGTTTCTGCTAATTTAAGTATTAATAACATAATCCAGTATTTCAGAGTTAGGATGTTTTCTTAGTTTCTCCAAGAACGTGTTATATAACTTACGCATAGGAACCTCGTTGAATAACAATGCTTCTTCTACACGTTTGCGTGCAAGAGTAATTGTGCTACGAGAAGAACCGACACGTGATGCAATTGCTTCATCAGTATAACCCATCTTACCTGCAATGTATGCAAGTACTTGTCTAACAGTTGCTTTACCCTTATCTTTATTATTCTTATGAAGATTAATTGATTTAGGATTAATCTCAAGAGCAACATCAACAAGGTCTTCTAGTGAAACTCTAAAGTCAATGAATACATCATGGTATGTTACCTTTTTTATGATCTCACTTTGTTCTATTGCAACACCAACATTTTTAGCAAATGTTCTTAACGCACCATTTAGTTGTTGATTTAGTATCAGTACTGCATTATCTAATGCCTCCTGCACCTTTATTTGTACTTCTGAATTCATTTCTTGATATTTTAAAATCTCTTTTTAAGTCTAACTTACTTTCGTATGCTGCAAGTATGCCACCGATACCTGTCATCTTGATACCGGCTTCGGATAATGCATCATGTAAACACTTGTTAGTAAAAGTACCTTTAGTTGTAACTACTTTGAATTCTACTTCACCATACTTAGTAAGTCTAGTAGTAACTCTTACGTTTCTTGTGTCTATATTTACCATATGATCTTTGGTTTATTTTGTTTTTCTAAATACTCGTTTACTCTACTCCATAAGTTTTCACAATCCCATTTAGCCAAACTACTGTATGCAACACTAGCCGGATGTGATACCATAATCTTGTAGTTACTGTCTGGTATAAGATCAGCATACTGCTGTGCTTGTTTACCAATAAATACATATATAAGATTAGGATTATTCCAGATTAGTGCATCTATAACTGAAACCAGAAACGGACGCCATAATAACTGATGTGTCCCCGGTTTACCAATGGTTGTAGTAAATGCACTATTTAATAGTAATACACCTTGTTTTGTCCATGGTAATAGATCATTCTTATCTGTATCATAATTAGGATCATATGTTTCTTTAATAGAATCATTCATGTACTTTAAAGAAAGTTCAACCTTTTTACGGTAACTACAACTAAATGCTAAACCATCTGCAACACCCATCTGAGGATAAGGATCTTGTCCAATAAATACTACATTAACTTTATCAAAAGGACATTCATGGAATGCTCTAAAGATATCTTTAATAGTAGGAGTAAATCTTTTGTTATCCTTTGCCTCATGTAATAATC